ATCGGATGCCTGCCGCATAACGTGCAGATCGTGGCCTTCGTGCGTATCTTTGGTTTCGGTCTCATGAGCTATCTCCCGTCAATGTCATCTATTGTGAGGTCTTTTACGTAGAACCGGCTGCCCCATAGCCAGCCCTCGACCCGTACAGGGCCGTCCAGGTGAACTTGCCACTCACCGAGCCACTTCGCGCAGGTCCACTCGAACCAGCCGGTACTCCAGCGAAAACGCATGATCCGATGGAGGGCCCGCCGTCCGCGTTTGCTTTTTCGCGCTCTCGTCATCTCAATCTTTCCTGTATCGCTGCGTAACGAACCCCTCGGCGGCCAGGGGTAGCCCCGGCGCCCAATCGACAGGTTCGGTGATCTCATCCTGTAAAGAAATCAGATAGTCCTCGCAGAAATCCACGCCTACCTCGCACCACACCTCGTCGTGAACGTGGCCCACTGGATCTGCGCCCATGGCCTCGGCGATGCGAAGCGCCCGCCGCAGGATGTCGGCTGCGCCGGCCTGGACGACGTTCTCGCAGAGCTTGCCGCCGTAGGTCTTTTGCTTCGACCACTTGCCGGTGTAGGAGTCGATGCCCCAGTAGGTGATCTGCTCGATCATCTGTTCTTTATCCCAGGGAGCCTGCCCTTCCTCGAGCCGGGCGTAGGGGTAGCAGAGCTTTCGCCCCGAAGGTAGCCGGCACCAGAGGTGTTTCCTCCACATTTTGAACACGATATTGGGTGTGCCATCCCGCCCTGTCGTCACCTCGGCAACCTGCCCCGTGCGTATAGCGGTGGTTGCTGCACCCTGCAGCGCCTTCCAGAATCGCGTCACGGCTTGGTGCTGATTGCGCCACAAGGTCTTGGTTTCTTCGGCCTGCTGGAGCGTCATCTCAATGTCGTAGCCCTCGGCGGTCTCCATGAAGGTCCGCCCGCCCATGCCGAAACCGAGAGCCAGTGTTACCACCTTCCCTAGCTGGCGGTCGGAGGATCCGATCTTCTTCGCCTCATAGACGTAGACATCCTCCCCTGCAGCAAACACCTCGACGACATCCCACTGCCCGGCGAAGTACATGGTCAGCCGGGCCTCGATCTGGGAAAAGTCGATGCAGACAAGCCGTTTGCCCGGGCTCGCCACCACACAGCCGCGCAGGATCGAGGAGATCGCATCCAGGGGTGAGCCCCACATGGTCTTCACTAAATCCAAGTCACCCGTCAGAATGTCGTCGCAGACATCATCAGTGGCACCCTTCGCCCCGTGCGGCAGGTTGTGCGGCTGTAGCACCGCACCGGCCCAGCGACCTGTGCCGGCCTTGTGGAATCGAAAGAGCCCCCGCACGCGCCCGTCTGCACTCGCTGCCCGCGCCGCGGCCTGCAGCTTGGACACGGAGGATTTGGCCGCCTCGCGGCGAATCTTGAGTGCTCGTTCAACATCCCCGGGCAGATCCCCCTTCAGGGCGCCGTCGATGGCGTCCTTGTCGAGAGACTGCATAGGGAACCCCTGCTCGATTAGCCACTGGCCGAGCTTCGATACCTGTGTGCATTTGGTCACTTCGCCGCCGGTCACGGTTGCGAGTTGTGCGTCCAGGACCGCCTTGTGTTCGTCGGCCAGTTTTTCCGCTTTGGCCGCCAGATCGAGATCCACCCGCACGCCCCGGTCATTGATCCGCTGGTCGAGGAGCCAATTCGCACGCTCCTCGACGGACATGTGGATCAGCTTCTCGGATAAGGCCCACTCGACGACCACGTCCTGCCTGCAGTATTCCGCCAGCCGGTGCAGCCGATCCGTGTCATCCCACCAGACGATCGTGCCGTCGTCTTCGATACGCCGGGGTTTGGCCATCTGCATCATGAGCCGATGCCCTTCCATATCTTTTTCGTGGCCCATGCCGAGTGCCTGAGCGCATTGGGCGAGCTGCATCGGTAGGGAGATACAGGCGGCCCACACCATCGGGTCGTGCCACTGATCCAGCGCCGGCATCGGCCAGCCGTATCGAGGCCCCAGAATCTCGCGGGTCATGATGCGCTCGAACTGGGTGTTCCAGGCGTACAGGTCGCCGCCCGACTCGATGTGCTCGCGCACGTCTTCGGGTACGGGCGACCCCGGCCACCAGATGCGAACGTCCTCTGGCGCGTCGTGCCAGCAGTAGCAGGCCATCCATACGTCCGTCGTCGGATCCTCGGCGTAGCGGTAAACCGTGGTGCGCTTCAGATCGACGGTACTGCGGGATTCCAGGTCTATGTGCAGCGGGCTGTCAGTCATCCTTTGGTGCTATGGGTGCGGACTTCATGACGATGCGCATGAGCTGGCGCTCTTCCTCGCTGCGCTTCATGGCCCGCAGCACCAGCACGCGCAGGCGCTGATACTCGACCTTCCACCGGGCGACTTCTTCCCTCAGCTCGCGGATCGTGGCTTCAGGGCTCGACGGCCCCTTCGGGGAGGTCGTTGTGTCGGAGGTGGATATGGATTCGGTCTTCTTCGAAGGCGTAGTCGGATTCTGCGGATCGGTCATGGGTCTCGGTCTCCTTAGTGAAGGGGTTGAGGGGTGCATGTAGCTCGCCGTCACACTCGGCCAACAGCGCCGTATAGCCGACAAGGTCCACGTAGGAATCGCGGTCGAATTGCTTCGCCGCCTGGATGCGGGCGAGCTTGACGGCGAGCATGAACAGCCAGCCTTCGCGCTCGGTGAGGTCAAGATCGGTTATCGAGTTGAACACCTCCACGATGCGCTTCATGGAGCGTTCATGTTTGTCCCCGCCGACCGTCGTATCGCGCTGCACGCCCCGCTTCGCTAGGGTGCATTGCGCTTCGAATAGTAGGTCTTTCGGTTTCATGTTGGCCTCCAAAGCCAACACCCAGGGCCCTCACGGGCCCCAGGTGCAGGCATCGGTTACAGGATGTCGTCTACGTCGTCCACGTCGGAGCCGCCATCCTCGATGTCGCTCGCGTCCATGTCGCCGAAGTCCTGGTCCGGAGAGGTACGCCCGTCCATGCGCTCGCCGGGCTTGCGGAACCAGACGTTCATCAGGCCGAACGACACGCCTTTGCCACCTGTGGGGTGATCCCAGGCGTAGGGGCGAAGGCTTGCCATTGCATACCAGCCCGACCAGACATCCGAAGGGTCCAGCACGTCCTCCTTCCGGGGGCCGATAACCATCCCCGGCTGCGTCGTGCCCGACGACACCGACAGGAACGTGCCCTCACCACCTGCCCAATCCTTCGCCGAGCGATCGCGGAACGGCATCTTGATCTCGCCGCTCTTGATGAGCTGGCGGGTCTTGTCCGTATCGCCGAACCGCTCGAGGGCCGCACCGATCGCCGCCTTCTTCATCTTGGATATGTCGGTATCCAGATCGAAAAGCAATACGCAAGTGTACTCGGGCTCCTTCCCTTCTTCGCGGGGCCTCGGGGTGAACAGGCCGTTCGCAAAGGCGACACGGCACTCGGGGGAGATAACTTTATCAACCATCGACTTCTCTCACTTCTCTACAGTTTCACTCTATTCCGGCGAAGTCGTCGCCCGGGGTGCTGCTCACCGCCGGTCTCGGGTCATCGGCCGGGGCCAGTACGGTGCCCGAGGAGACCATCTGCCAGAGATCATTGAGATCCTGACGGACAGCCTTCGGCACCTTCTTCTCGGCCTGTGCAGGTGAGACCAGTTTGCGATTCCATATCTGGTCTTCCTCCAGGCCAAGCTCGCGGAGCTGATCGGCAATCTGGCCGTCTTTCAACGTCCAGACCCGTGTTCCCCGTTTGGGAACCAGCTTGAAGCCAGGCAGATCCTTGCCCGTTTCCAACTGCTTTTGCGCATAGGCGCGCAGCTCCTTGAACCAGTTCTCGATCAGGGGTGCGGCATTCAGCACCTGGCTGATCTCGGCGGGCTCCATACCCCGGGGGTCTCGCATCTTCTTCGGCAGATCGTCGAAGTCCACCCGTGCGATCTCCTGAGTGTGGCGCCTCAGTTCCGGGCATCGCCCTGCAGCCGGGCAGAAGCGGCAGTGCTCGCCGGCCTTCAGGGGAGCGTCTTCCCTTTCGGTGGCATCGGCAGCGGCCAGCAAATCGCTGGCAAACTCCTGCAGGGTCAGTACATCGGTCTCCCAGCGTCGGATAGGTCCGTCCTTGTGTGGGGCTCTGGGTTGCGTAATTACCAACTCCACAGTGTCAATGGGGTTGCCTTCGGCAATCAGCCGGGATACAGCACAGGTAGACCTGCACGGCTTCGGCGCCCTCGGTGGTGATCTCGATTTCTTCGCCCTCGACGACCACGATCTCGCCGACGTGGTGCTCGGCGTCAGTACCGCCCAGCAGACACCGTTCGGCGAGCTCGTGATATGCCGTGCCCTCCCGGGCGTAGGGGGAGGAGCTGTCCGGTATACCCGCCGATAACTGGATGGACCCCGGACAGACCATCCAGCGGTGCGAGGAAGACGCGCTCAGTTTCGCGTGGGCGCCCATTACAGCGCCTCGCGGAATGCCCGGTAGAGTGCCGACCAGTCTTTCTCCTGCACCTCGGAGACCTTCGTGGCGGGCTCCTTATCTTCGGTGACGAAGCCGGACAGGACATCCCGAACGGCAGTGAAGCCGTGTTTTTTCAGAAACTCGGATGCCGCCTCCCGCAGCTCGATGCGGGTGACGCCGCCCGGTGCGTCATCCTCTGCCTCGGACGTATCCTCCTCGGAACTCGCCGTGGCTTTTTTCTTGCTGGTCTTCTTTTTGGTCTTCTTTTTCGTGGTCTTTTTCTTGCTCGCAGCCTCACCTTCAGGTTTCGCGGGCTCCGGCGCCGCCGGCTCTTCGACGGCCGGTACTTCAGGTACGGGCGTATTCGGGCCTTCGGGGACTGCGCTGGTCCCGGCAGGCACGCCGATCGTGTCAGCATCCCGCACTGCGTCGGTCAACTCCTGCAGAATCTTCTGCAGCTCTTCGGCATTCTTCGCTTCGATGTCGATATTGATTCGTACTGGCACAGCTATCGCTCCTTGTCGTCTTCCGTCCACACTTCTTCGCACGCCGCGGTCTTGCGACGGCACACACGCATCAGCGCCTCATCGATCGAGCCTTCCAGCCCCATGAACTGCACCAGCACCCCTCGGGTCTGTCCGATGCGGTGGGCTCTGGCGGCGGCCTGGGCGTTGTCGTCGGGGGTCCAGCTTGCTTCGGCGAACAGCACGCGGGAGGCGGCCGTCAGCGTGATCGCTGTGCCGCAGGCGATGATCTGTCCGACGAAGATGCGGGTCTTCGGGTCGTTCTGAAATCTATCGATCGCAATGTTTCGTTTGTCCTCGGGTGTGCGCCCGTCAATACCGACGACGCCCCAAGACTTCAGGCGCTTTTTCAGCGCTGAAATCACATCCTTGTGCCACGCGAATACGATCACTTTATGGTCACCCTCGCCCATAAGTGACTCGATAGCTTCGCAAACCGCAGGTACCTTCGCAAGACCCAGAATCTTTCTTAACCGGGCGGTATGCCCTCGGGTGAGATCCATGACGGTGAACCAGTCCTCTTCCTCGAGGGCTTTCAGTAGTCGGGTCGCAATGGGGTCGAATTCCCCCCTGTGCTGGTCGATCGCCTGACGGGCGCCCTCGTGGGTCATGGTCAGGTCCGCGAAACGGATCGGCGGCAAATCCGGTAGGGTCTCAACCTTCGTTCTGCGCCGTGCGATCTTGCGGAGAAACCGGCGCAGCCTCGGCGCGGTGTTCGGCTTCAGCCCCTTCACGATGGGGCCGTAGGTGCCCATGTAGTAGTTGCAGTAACGGTACATGAACTCGTCCTGAGTCCGATAGGGCATCGCCGTCGGCCACAGGGCCCGGAGGTGGGTGTAGACCTCGTGAGGGCCGTTCTTCAGCAACGTGCCGGTGAGGCACCATACTCGCTTTGCGTAGGGCAGCAGGCCGCCCGTGCCGCTATATAGAGACCCGTAGATCGCTTTGGTGCGTTGGGCTTCCGGGGATTTCAGGTATTGCGCTTCGTCCAGGATCAGCACGTCGATGAACTGCGAAACGTCGACTGTCGCGCCTCGAGCCAGCTCGGTATAGGAGAATACCTGCATGTTGGGGCGGGTCAGTGACCATTCGAAATACTCCCGGCGCCAGTTGCCTCGCGCTACGGCCGGGCAGACGACGACAACGTTTTCCGCGCCGACAGCATCGGCGGCCCGCAGGCCGATAACGGTTTTGCCGAGGCCCTGCTCCAGCAACAGCAGTGCCCGTTTTCGCTCGGCGAGCCACTGCACATCCGCTTTCTGGAAGTTAAAGAGGCGCTTTTCGTAATCGATTTTCTGAATGGCTCCCGTCATTTTGCACCTAGATGTCGATTAGCTCTTCGAGCTTCTTGTCCATCATCCTGCTGCGCATGGGGTCTAGGT